GCCGCGTTTACCGGCCGCTATCGCATCGAGCCTAGTGGCTCGGGCGATAACAACAACCGCGGGCTCGTGCTGCAAAAAGCCACCAGCCGCAAACAGCTGTTTGCCGGCAATCCCAACATTGACCAACGCGAGCTGGACAAGAGCGTGCTCGAGGCCGACGACCCGCGCCTGGTCAAACGGCTGTTTGTAAACGCGGGTACGCCGGCCGCCGAGCAGATCGAAGACCAGGCGCAGGAAATATCCATTATGCTGCTGGGCTTCCCTGCCCAAGTGCGGCCCAGCGACGACGACGACGCACACTTGCAGAGCATGGCAGGATTCACCCAACGCCGCGCCACGCTGGGCGAGGAGCTGACCAGCGAGACGCTGCAACTCCTCGTGGCGCACGGCACGGAGCACCTCGCGGCGCTCAAGAAGAAGGCCCCGCAAATCTACGCGCAGAAGGCGCCCGCCCTGCAACAATGGCTGCAACAGACGACCGCGCACGCGCAAGCCGCCGCGCAGGAAGAGCAGATCGCCAAGGCCGCGCGGCCGATGCTGATGCAGCAAGCCGAGCAGGCCATGGCCGGACTGCCGCCACCGATGCCGCAACTCCTGCAGCCGATGCTCGAGAAGATGATGCCCGGCGGAGGCGACGAGGCCGCCGCAGGACCCGAGGCAGGCGCGGCACCCGCCGCACCCGGCGCACTCGCACCCACTGGAATGTTAGGAGACGCCGCATGAAGACGCTGCGCACATGGTTCTCTCGCCCGCCGGCTGTGATCCTCACCGCCGAGGAAAGTGCGCTGCTGGCGGCATTGCGCGCGCCGGCCCGCTGGCAGCCTGACCAGCCGCTCACCCTGACCGACACCAAGGACTGGGCCGCACTCCTGCGCACGCCGCTGCTCCTTAAGCTCGACATCGCCATGACTAACATGGCGCTGCAGCAGGCGCAGAGCGCCATCTACGAGCGGCCCGAAAACGTGGCCCGCGCCGCCGGTTATGCCGCTGGCTTCCGCGGCGCGTGGCAGCTCGCCAAATCCCTTTCTACGCTCGCCGGAGCGCCCACCGGCCACACCGAGCACAGCGCGACCACGGACGCGCTGGGGCTCGAACACCTCAATCCGTGAACACACTCCGACCATGACCCCCCCAGATACCGCCACGCTCGAGGCACCCGAAGTCGACATCATGGCAGCTGCCATCGCTGCCGATAACGAGACCGCCGCCAGCACCAGCCCAGCTCCCGCAGCCAAGGAAACGACGCCAGCCGCCCCGGACAAGACCGGCACGCCCCCCGCAGTGGGCACCGAGGCCACGGCACCAGCCGCAACCGCCACGGCGGAAGCGGATAAACCGAAGGGCAAAGAGACCCCGTTTACCAAGGCCAAGGGAGAAGCCGAGCGGCGTGACCGTTCGTGGAAAGCATTGGAGGAGGAAAAAGCCACCGTGCGCGCCGATAAGGCCCGCGCTGAAGCCGAAGCCGCCACCCTGCGCCGCGAAATGGAAACGCTGCGCAACGCCCAGCCCGTGGGCCCCACGAAAGACGAGCACGGTGCCACCGCCGAAGACTACCGCGGCCTGGCGAAACGCTACCGCGCCGAGGGCAACGACGAACTCGCCGAAGCCGCGCAAGCGCGCGCCGAAAAGCTGGCCACCACGGCCAGCCGCCCGGCCGCTGCGAGTGCGACGACGTTTGATTCGCCGGAATTCCAAGCGCAGTGGAAAGGCCACACCGAAAAGTTGATTGCCGCAGACCCGGCGCTCGCTGATCCCGAGAACGCCGTGGTGAAGGCAGCCAACACCATCCTGAAAGACCCGACCTATGGCCGGTTCTTCAAGAGTCACCCCGACGGCATTAATGCCGCCGTGGAAGTCGCCCGTCTGCTCCAGGCCAACGCGGCCGGACAACAGACCCGGCAAGCGCTGACGACGACCCAAGCCGACCTCACAAAGGCGAAGGCCGAAGTCACGCGACTGACTGCGCTGCTGCAACCTCGCGGCAGCCACCCCGCCGGCCAACCCGGCGGGGGCCAGAAAATCGAGGACATGAACCCGAACGATGCCGCCGCAGCCGTCATGGCCATGGCGCGCGCCGCCGACCGGGGAGAACTCAATTAACCGCCAGACGGCCCAGCCGAGCCCATCGGCACCATCCACCATGAAACACTCTCTCATCTCCGCCCTCGCTACTGCGAAGGCTCTTTGCCTGCTCTTCGTCGCCGTCGTGGCGACCGTGATCCATCAAGTGCTGGCCGACCTCGGCGTGCACTTCGCGCCGCTCGCCCTGGGCGTCATTAATGTAAGCGCGGTCTCCAATACGATCCAGCCGCACTATTCCAAGAAGCTCCTCGAGCACGCCATCGCCATGACGACGCTGCAAGACTACGCCACCAAGGAAAGCATCGAGCCCGGCAGCGGCGCGACCAGCGTGACCTTCTTCCGCCCACCGACCGCTAGCCTCACCGGCACCGGCGCGGTGGCCGCGCTCACCGAAGGCACGGCACCATCGGCGTACCGCGACATCGCGTTTACCGCGGTGACCGTGGCACTGGCGCAACGCGGCCAAGTGGCCCGCGTGACCGACATCGCCAACACCGTCGGCCTCGTGAAATACCTGGACACCGCCATCGAAACGATGGGCGAGGAATTTGCGCTCGATTGCGATACGCAGATCCGCAACGCGGTGTGCCACGCCAGCACCGGCCTCAGCAAACGCTACGCGCAAGGCGCGGCCACGTTTGCAGCCACGGCATCGGCTAGCTTGGCCAACTCGTGCATCATCCCGCGCGACTTCCTGGACGCGATGACCGCGCTCAAGATCGCGCGCGCGCCCAAACTCAATGGCCACTACGTCGCCATTGTGCCGCCCGAGGCCAGCCGCGACATCCTCAACAATTCTGAATTCCGCGAAGTCGTGCGGCAGGATAATGCCGACCGCATCTTCAAGGGCGAGGTGGGCGACTTCTTCGGGCTGCGCATCGTGGAAGGCACCAATCCGTTTAAGGAAGACGAGACCGAAGGCACCGAGGCCACGACGTTCTCCACGGGCGGCAGCAACACCACGGGCTTCATCTACTCGACGATCATCACGGGCAAAGGTGCCTACGGGATCGTGGACATGAAGAAGCTCGGGGGCGTGGCCAAGAAGCCCCAGGTGATCATCGTGGATACGGCCGACTCGGCCAATCCGCTCAACCAGTTTGTGACCGTGGGCTGGAAGGCCTACTGGGCGCAGGCGGTTCTCAACAGCGCGTGGGGCATCACCCTGCGCCACAAGACGCAATACGTCGCCTAAGCAGCCCTGACGACACACTCGGCCGGTGCGGTTTCGTTTTTTCCGCACCGGCCTTTCGGAGGGCCGCAAGGTCCGCCGGCCACGCTTAGGGGTAGGCGTGGCCGGCACTCTCTCCCGCTGGCCCCACTCTTTTCTGACCTGCTCAATCGCCCTCGCCGCTTTTTATGAAATTCACTGAATTCCGCGCCGTGCCTAATGCGGCCGCCGCCCACCAAGGCCCGCTCACCGTGAGCACCTCCGCCGTCACACTGCTCTCGCTGCTCAGTGGAGGGGCGCTGCACGCCGAGACGCGGTTTGTGGAGATCGCGGTCGAGACTGACGATATCCGACTGACGGTGCAAGGCACCACGCCGACAAGTTCGCTCGGGCGGCTGCTCCTGGCCGACTCCTCACGGCTGCTCAGCCGGGCCGAGGCTGACGTGGCCAAGCTCATCCGCGTGACCACCGACGCGGCCATCCAAGTCACCCAATACACCAACTAACATGAGCCGACCCAACGGAGATTCCCCCCCTCGGATGCGCGGGGCCAACGGCAGCACCGCCGGCGCCCGTGGCCTCGTGCCCAAGCCCGCCGCCGCCGATAACAACAAGTACCTCAAGGGCGATGGCTCGTGGTCGGCCCTGAGTAATGCGAGCGCGGCGACCAATGCCGAAGCCGCGGCGGGGACAAGCACCACGACGTTTGTGACGCCGGCCAATGCGGGCTTTGCCGTCGCCGGTAAGACCAACGGCCTCGCGCCACGGCAGGCGTTGGTGAGTGACAATACGGCGACCACTGGAGCCACATTTACAATCCCCGCCTTTGGCACGGCTGATTTTACTGTTTCGGTTTTAGCGCGATACCCTTCTGGATTGGGGAATTCAACTATTATTGGTGGAGAACTAAGTTACTCGTTTGAGCTTTCTACCGACTCTACCAGTTCGATGCGCCCCTATGCGTTTTTGAAAAACGTAGGCCCAGTACTGCAAGCGACAACTGCGGTTGCAAGTAACAGGTGGACGTGCATTAGCTACACTCGGGCATCGGGTATTGGCACGTTCTACCTCGACGGAGTTGCCAGCGGCACAGGCGCTGACGCGAGCAACTACTCAAATGCCTCGAAAAAATTTATTTCAGACGGGCTGACAGCTGTCTATCCGCTGATCTACAACCGCGCCCTCTCCGCCGCAGAAGTGCTCGCGCTCTACCAGACCGGCGCACCGGCGGGTGGGGATTACAATACGGCGAGCAATACGGTGTCTCTCAGTGCGCTGTTGAACGGTAGTTTTGAGACTAATACGGCCAGCCCTCCTGCAAATTGGGCACACATCGGCAACCAGGTCGCGACAGCAGTCGCAGACGCCACCGCTCCCAACGGGAGTAATGTGGTGCAAATCGTGGCCAGTGGAGCGGGGACTATTGGGGGCAATTATATGGCGCCCTCTTCCAACCCGGCGTTCGGCGGGAGGGGAAAGCGTTTCCGCGTGGCCTTTTGGGCAAAAAGTATCTCTGGCAGCACGGTTCTGAGTATTGGTGCAACTCAAACGACTACCGACACAATATATTCTCAGACTATCACCGCGAGTTGGGCGGAATACGCGTTTGAACACTCGGTTGGGAGTGACGCATTTAATACCATCCGGGTGTGGCTCAATGGCGCGGGCACCGTGCGCCTAGACAACATCCGAGTCTTCCCCCTCGGCCTCCTCCTCGCCCCTGACTCCAACAACGCTGGCGCAGGGCTTGAATGGCTCGACGTATCCGGCAACCGCGCACACATCGTCCTCCCGACTGCGGGCGTGACGTGGGCGTTGCCATCCTCGCAGCAGATCGTGATCGAGGCGACGACCAGCACGGCCACCAACCAGCAGCTCGGCGGCGCATCACTGATCGACGCAAACAAACAGTGGCGCATCCAATCGTGGACGGTGAATTGCTCCACGGGCACGCCGACAATCTCGCTGGGTAACGCCTCGGCGGGGGCGCAGTACGTCTCGGCCCTCGTCCTGGCGGCGGGCAATAACGATATCACGCTCCTCGCGCGCTTCCCGGCCACGGCAAACCTCTGGGCGAGCAGCAGCACCACCGCGACGCTCATCCACCGCATCGTCCTCGTGCCAGCTAACTAAACACTCACCGCACTCACCACACGCACCATGAACAAAAACTTCAAAACTCCCATCGACGGTTCTAAACTCAATGCCACCTACGGCACCCTGACGGGCATCCGAGTGCGCTCCATTGACTACATCACGGGCATTGCCACGTGGAACGCGGTCGCAGGCACCACGATCTATCCTGAGGTGCTCGGCTCAAATCTCGATCCGGACGAACTCTCCGAAAGCACGCTGGCGGCAGCAATCCGCGCCGAGATCAGCAAGCTGCTGTGACGGGGTAAAGCAGCCCGCAGCGACCACGCCAATAACCCATGAGCATCCTCGATTTCTTTTCGACGGTGGCCGGGGGCGGGGTCGTGGGGTCGCTGCTGCACCTGTCCACCTCGGCGTTTGACGTGTGGCGCAAGGGCAAGGAAGCCAAACTCGAGATCGAGCTGATGACGGCGCGCGTGGCCGCCGCCGAGAAGACCGAGGCGTGGAAGGCGTTTGGCGAAAGCCAGGCCGCCGGCCGCACCCTCACCACGATCCCCGAGGGCACGCCGCCGGCCATTGCCAGCGTGTACCTTTTGGTGGATGCGTTTCGCAATTTCACGCGGCCCGGGCTGACGTGGGCCACGATGGGCCTGGTCGCTTACGTCTATGCCACGGCCGAGCCCGCTGCCCGCGCGCAGCTCCAACCCGAGATCACCTTCGGAGCCTTTACCGCCTTCTTCTGGTGGTTTGGCGAACGCTTCCAACAACGCACTAAATGAGCGACTACCCTGCCAACGAAACGCGGCCCTCCTTTTCCGTCTCTGCCGAGAGCCGCGTGAAACTCCCGCTGGCCCTGCTCGCCGGACTCCTCGGCGCGTGCGCGGCCGCGACGGCGGGCTGGGCCACGATCCGGAGCGACGTGGCCAAACACTCTCTTGAAATCGCCGCGCTCCAAGCCGATGCCCGCAGCGCCCGCGAGCTGCTCGTGCGCATCGATGAAAATGTCAAAGCCCTCAAAGAAAGCCGCAAATAACACCACACCCATCACATCCACCATGATTGCTACACCCGCCACCACTCGCGCGCCTATGGCCCGCCTTGCCACCACTGCCTCCGCGATGCACGCCGTGCCTCTCGCCACGCTCATGATTGACGGTACGCCGCCGGCCGTGGGCGATCCGGTGGAGTTTACCATCCGCGGCACTGTCGCCAGTATCGAGGGCGACACCGCCCAAATCACGGCCGAGACGATCAACGACCAGCCGGCCACCGCCGAGGGCGCGATGGATCCAGACGGCATGAGCGATCAAGACGTCATGACCATGGCCATGGAAGCCGACAAGGCAGACTACTAACACCGGCCTGCCGTTATGCCCCTGTACGAATTCCAAAACGACGAGCACTCGGTGACCTGCTGCGTGCATTTCCCCGCCGATGCGCGGCCGGACACGATCACCCTCACCCGCCGCACGGTGCCCAGCCGCGTGAGTATCTGCGTGGGCGCGCAGCCGCCCACGATGAGCGATAAACTGGCCGCCGGTTACAAGCACCTCGAGGACACCGGCAAACTCGCTGCCCGGGGCAAGGCCGCCCTCTCGACCGCCACGATCAAGCGCGCCATCGCCATGCCGGAGACGGACTGAGCGCACTTGCCCAATAAGCCTAACCCATGACGCGCACCGAAATCATCGCCCTCTGCACCAAAAAGCTCGGGCTCACCGATGCGGCCACGCTCGACATCGCCGGCACGTTCTTCGATGCGCGCCACCATATGATTTGGAATGAGGAGCTGTGGAGACAGACGCGGTACCAGGAAAGCATTGCCGTGAGCGCGGCGCAGCAAGACGTGACGCTGGGGGCCAACTGTGAATTTGTCACCGGCTGCCGTTGGGCCGGAGCCTACGAACTCCTGCCACTCTCGGACTCTGCCGCCCTGGCGCTTGACCCCGTGGGCTACGATGCCAGCGGCGTCGTGTTGGGCTTTGTGCCGCTCGGCAAGACCTCAGGCGGACTCGCCCAGATCCGCCTGATGCGCATCCCTACGGAGGCGAAGACGCTGCTGGTGTTTGGCAAACGCAAGGTGCTCGCCGTGCAAGCGAACGACTCGACGCCCATCCCCGGCGAGGATATGGCGCTGATCGAGTTTCTGATGGGCGACCTGTACGAATGGCTGCGCCAGCTGAGCAAGGCGCAATATTTCAACAGCAAGGCCGTGCTGCTCCTCACCAAGATGAAGGAGATCGAGACCGCCCAGACCGCCGAGATCCGCCGCCTCGTGCCCACCGTGCAAATGCTGGACGGCGACTACGGCGGGGACTCGCTCAACCCGTTGGGCTAAGCCGCGACCAATACCCGCCCATGTTTAACGACGCTATTGACGATCTACCGCACCACCAGCTGTGCGCAGGCTTTGAGGGCGTCGATATGACCACGCCGCCCGCGCTGCTGCCGCCTGGGCTCTTGAGTGACGGGCGCAATATCATCTGCGACGGCGATGGGCTGGCCAAGAACCGGCCGGGGCTGCGGTTAAATACGTTTCTGACTAGTAATTGGCCTCTCACCTTTTATCCATTTGTGCGCGGCCTTGGTTACTACGATCTGCCGGGCGCGGAATTTCTGATCGCCTACCATAACAGACAAGTTTGGGCGGTGCCCAGCGCGGGCAACAATGTCACGCCGCAAGTTTTATTTACCGCATCGGGAACTGACACCTCACCCACCTACAGTGTACAGTTGATCGACAAAATCTTCAGTTTGCGAGATGGCCTGCTAACCTATCACCATTACTCGGTCAGCACGAGCACGTGGACAGGCGTTGTGGTTAACACGTTTAGCGATGGGTCGTCAATGCCCCTGTGGGGCCGCGTCGCCTCGCAAGGATTTCGACTGCTTCTATTGGAAGCCGAAGGCTACAAGCTGTATGCGTCCGCCGTGGGCGAAGCTTCCGCCCCCGCCAATTGGGTAAAGACTGAAAATATCCGCGTGGGCAGCGGCACCGGCGACCCCGGCCGCGGCCTTGTCGCCAACCAAGGTGGCTACGTGACCATGCTTAATGCGCAGAGCGTGTACCAAATCAATATGCAAGCCGCCGCCGTAGCAGACTGGACGAGCTTGCGCGTGACCGCCGCTACGGGATGCGTCGAAGGGCGCACGGCCGTGGCCTTCGGCCAGGACATTTATTTTCTGGCGCGGCAGGGCGTCGTCTCGCTTGGCACGCTCAGCGATACGCTGAGTATCAGCCCCAGCAGCACGCTCTCGGCCCCCATTCAGCCGATCATCGACCGTATTAATTGGACAGCGATCACCAAAGCATTTGGGACGTCTTGGCGTGAGTACTACCTACTTGCCCTGCCGCTCGATAGCGACACGCTGCCGCGATACATCGTCGCTTACCACACGCGCCTTAAGCGCTGGATGCCGCTGTGGGACTTTCCTGCAGCCAACCCCGCCCTGGATTTTGATAATCAAATCACAAATTACATCGGCCTCACCACAGCAACCGTCGTGAATTTTGGCGACAAGGCCGAAACGGTGTTGGCGGATAATTGCGGCCGGATTTTGCGCCTCGATGACACTACCGTCATGGACGAATTTACAGTCGCCGGGCCCTCCTATCCCAACGCGTGGCTCGTCACCCGCGCCATGGAGCATGACGCCACTGATACGCTCAAGCAGCCGCTGCTTGTCGAAGTGGAGCAAGTCGATTGTCTCAGCACCGCCGTCCACGTGGGCTTTTTGCCCGACGGTACCAGCCCAATCACCTCACCCTATTCGGGGGCCTGGAGCAGTGTTTTGCTTGGCGGCACGTATTATTCCCCCGGCTCCGGAACGAATCGCAAGCGGTTTTCTACCCGCAACCGCGCCCGCTTCCGGCAGGCTGCCGTGCAAGTCGGCAGCAACAATGCCGTCGGCGGCCTGCGCGTGCGCGCCGTGAAAAATTCCGCTTTCCTCGACGTGCCGCAGCTCGACGCCGCAGTATGACCGCCCCGGCCCCCAGCTTCTACGCCGTCGCGCACTTCCTGCGCCGCCACTTGCCGGCCCGCCGCGCGCAGGCGATCAAGGGGTTTGCGCACTGGCTCTTCTGGTACTGGCGCGATGCGCGCGTGGGCGTCGTGCACGCGCGCGGCCAAATCCTCGCCGTGGGCCTGGCGCGCTGCATCACCGAGCCCAGCCAGGGCGATCAACCCTACGCGCACGATGAGGCCGCGCCCCTCGTGTGGGTGCAAGATGTCGCCAGCACGGACCCGCTCGGCCTGCCGCTCATGCTCGCGCAGGTGCTCACCCGCTTTGGCCCGCGCGAGGCGTTCGCCGGCCACGTCTTCGCCCGCAACAACGAGCTGCGCCTGATCCCCTTTCGCACCGTGCAACGCCTCGCCGCCCTTCCCGCCTAAACCATGAGCACTAATCTACCCGCCGCGCCCGCGGCCCCTGACTACGCCAAGGCCAATAAAGAGGGGATCATGACGGATATTGATACCTTGCCCCTGCGCCGCCAGATCGAAGCCGCCAGCGCCGGCGGCACCAAGCTCACCTACAAAGATATGGTGACCGGCGAGGAAAAGACCGCCGATTTCACCGGCCTGGGCGAGGCCGACCGCGCCGCGCGCGCCGCCAAGATCATGAGCGATCA